GATGGCGTAGAGTACAAAGTTTATTTCAGCGGCAACAATTTAGTAGAAGTTGCATTTAATGCAAGCACTGACGGCGGTGATACTTGGAAGAGTACAATGATTGGTACAGGTGATGCTTATAAAGTATTTGGTACTGTCATTAAGATTATTCAAGAATATGTAGAAGTGCATCAGCCACGTGCATTGTATTTTACCGCAGACAAAGATGAGCGCGGTCGTGTTAATTTATATAAAACATTAGCCTCAAAAGTTGACAGAGTATTACCTAATTATGTTGACGCAGGTCCAAATGATTTAGGCAGCGGTGTTGCGTTTATGATCAAACGCAAGGGCGACAAAATTAACTTCAGCGGTGAAGATGAAGTTACTGAAGCAGAAGAAGATACCCCTGAATCAAAAGAGATTGTAGCCACATTGAGAAAAGCAGGGTATAAAAATTTAGGCAGTGGCGCCGATGCTACTGTTTGGATGAAAGATGCTGGGCAGATTATAAAGATTGTAATGCCCGAAAGTCTGAATATCACACAGGCGGCATTTACATTTAAAAAGTTTTATGAATTTTGCATGCAACATCAAGACCTAGCATGTTTGCCAAAGTTTATTCCAATTCAAGGTAAAGCATACGCTGAATTCACTATCGGCAACAAAGAGTACATGCAAATTTCTATGGAACAATTATATCCATTGAAACGAAATAGTTTTGATGAAGGTATTGTTTGGTTCTTTAGCGATTACGTTTCTAATGGTGCTAAATGGGAAAAAGTAGATGAAGAATTAAAATGGCCAAGTACTTGGTATTCGTTTAATTCTAAATTTGCAAATAGATATACAGATGCATGGGAAAATTTAAATCCCAACAAAAAAGCAGAATACCAACTATTATATGTAGTGATGCAATTATTGTATCGTACAGGTAAGATTAATAAAATGTATTGGGACTTGCATACTGCTAATGCAATGCAACGTAAAGATGGAACAATCGTTATTATTGATCCATGGTTTGAAAGATACAGTGGCTCAATTTCTGAAAATCTAGTAGAAATCGCAGATAGTCCATATGATTATGTTCAGAACGTAAAGACTCCTGCTAAACGTGCATATCGTTTTCAAACAGATAACGGACAGTTATATCGTGTACAAGTGTTGAATAGAGAAACGCCAGACATTAAAAACTTTGGAATCAATAAAAACTTAGAAATTCACTTTGATCTGACCGACATGAAGACCGGCAAACCTAATACAGGTAGAACCAATACCGGTGACAGTATTCGTGTTTTCAGTACAGTTGCTAACATCTTACAGAAAGAAGTTGCAGAACAAAAACCCACTGGTATCGTCATTGCTAGTAAAGCAGATGATGAGGGTCGAGTGAGACTATACAAAACATTAGCACGTAGGGCTACTAAATTAATGCCCGACTATGTAGAAGCAGGTGAACAGACTGTAACAGGTCATGATGGGAATCAATACATTACTATCCAACTTAAGAGAAAAGATTTAGTATCTGAAAAATGGAGTAATAAGTACAAGCGTAGTATCAACTGCAATAATCCAAAAGGATTTAGTCAACGTGCCCACTGTCAAGGACGAAAAAAGAAGTAGAGAATTAACTAATGAATCATTTAGCCGAAGTAAAAATGTCTTATCTAGAACATTTAGTTAGGGCTTACAAAATAGCATTTGTTCTAATAGTACATGGATTATTTCCAAACATATGGAAAACTAAAGCAAGCGAAATGATTTGTTCACATAAATAATAGAAACAGGATAAGACAATGTTAGCAGACGCACTCAAAACACTATTAGCAACTAGTTACGCATTCGTAATTAAAGCACAGAACTTCCACTGGAACGTAGAAGGTCCAGATTTCCCTCAGTATCATGAGTTCTTAGGTAACTTATACGAAGAAGTGTATAGCAATGCTATTGATCAAACAGCCGAATTGATTCGCCAATTAGATAGTTATACACCCGGATCAATTTCACGTTTTGCTGAGTTAAGTCAGATTCCTGATCAGACAAAGATTCCACGTGCTGAACTAATGATTGCAGAATTGCACGATGACAATGCTAAGATTTTAGAAATGTGGAAGGCAGCATTCCCTATCGCTGAACAAGAAAACGAACAGGGCATCGCAGACTTTATTGCAGGTCGCATTGATGCTCATGGTAAACATGGGTGGATGTTACGTAGCATCCTAAAGAAGCAACGTGCTTAATGAAGAGAGACCCAATACTTTCGAAGGTAGTATGTCTGATGATCAAATCATCAGCCGACTATGGATGGCTAAACGCCTAAACGATATCAATGTCCCTATTAAAAAATGTGCCGTACTAGGTAGTTGGTACGGCATTTTGCCATATATCCTCAATAGAAATAATAATATCGATGATATTGTTGCTATTGACAACGAACCGGGTTGTGTCAAAGTCAGTGAGAAACTAAATCCTGACATGAGACATATTGTTAAAGATTGTAACGATTTAAAGTACACCGGTGCAGATTGTGTTATTAACCCTAGCGTCAATAACATTGAAGGTACTAAGTGGTATGATAATATTCCTAAAGGTAAACTATGTTTATTTCAAACAGAAAACGTAGAATTAGGAAAAGGTTGTCCTAAAGATTTAAACGAGATGAAGAAAAAGTATCCTTTGAGTAAATATCTATACGAAGGTACGTTACGCACTAAAGATAGTGAAGGTAAGTTTATTAGATCAATGGTGATTGGATACAAATGAGAGCAAGAGACTTCATCGATGAATATAAAGTAGACAACGTTAATGGTTTAGGATCAGTTCCTTATAACCAAGACATTGACTATTTTGGCATGCGTGTATTAATGAAGCCTAGTACGTTTCTAAAACTAGCACTACCCTTGGATAAACCTACTAGCGTAGATCATATCATGAAGCATATGAAAGATGGTGGTGGTTTAGGTTCTCCCTTCTTAGATATTGATATTCCACCTGAATGGGAAGATAAAGACTTTTCTAAACCAGCAAGAGTCAAAGGGCATGAGGGTAGAAATCGCATGATGGCTATTCAAAAACTAGAGGGTGATGAGCCTGTTGAGGTACATTTTTTGCCAAAAGGTGGATTAAGAGCTAGACATTTGACTCCAGATGTAGTAAAAGAGTTACAGAAGGGCTTAATCAATCAAGAGGGAAACCGATTGATCAGTGGGCCACTCTTCGTCCCAAAGTGATAAATACTCTAATATAAAGGTACACCTAATATGAAAATTCAAGAAATTCTATTTGAAGGCAAGCACGATGATTGGGACGATGAGATGGACGATGTTCCTTCCGATCCTGATAGTGACAAGGTTCCACACATTCTAATGCAGATGAAGAAGGCACTAGATGTGGGTGGCAACTATCCTATCACCTTCAAAGACGGCTCAAAGGTAAAAGTTACTACTGATGAAATCGAAAAGTTCGTTTCACGTTATATGGAACTAAAGCCAATGGATCGTGAAAAGATGCAGGATTTGGCTAGCCAAAGCCATGAAAATTTCGTAAAGATCATACATTTCTTTGATGCTCCTAAGGCAGAAAAGAGTCTGTATCAAAGAGCATACAACTAAAATGAAAAAGACAATTCTATTTTTAACAGCCCTTGTGTTTGGCTTTTCAGGTATTGCACATGCTCAGAAGCCTGCACAAGGGGTGTCATATGATGTACAGTTCACAAGAGTTATCGACGGTGATACAGTCGCATTCAAAGCAAGTTTCTTGCCTGCACCATTAAAGCAAGAACTTGCTTTGCGTGTATACGGTGTTGACACACCTGAAAAGGGTTTTCGTGCTAAATGCCCAAGCGAAGATGCACGTGGTAAGGCTGCTACTAAGTTCACTACAGATGCAATCAACGCAACTAAAAGCCATAAGATTGTTCTAATGGATTGGGACAAGTATGGCGGTCGTGTACTAGGTGATATCGTATTAGATGGACAGAGCCTACGTACATTGTTAATTCAGAATGGTTACGCAAGAGAATATTACGGGGAAGCAAAGACTTCCTGGTGTAACTAACATACCCTAGGACCGTTAGGGTTATGTGCCCGGCTGCTGGGCTGACTGAAGGATTCGCTACCCCGTAGGTCAAAAGTGAGCATTTAATTATTCCCTAAAAAACTCTAAATAATATACCCGGAAGTCAAAAACTTTCTGGCATAACCTAGGGAATAAAATAATGATAAAAAGAATCCTGGGATGTGCCGGTATGTTGGCATACCTGCTAACATCCACCGCGGCCATCGCTCAAACTACAAATACTAGTACGCAAAGTACAACTGGTGGAACAACTACCAGTACAACCACTCCTATCAACCAAGGTGGTTATACAACCACTTCATTAGTAGATACTAACAGTACTAGTAATAGTACCAGTACGGTGACTACTAATAACAATACTACTACTAACAATACAAGTACTAGTACTTCTACTGTCAACAGTACCAATACAAATAATAACGTAAACACTAGTACATCTGTTAATACAAATAACAATATTCAAAGTGGTACCGTGACAAATATCAATCAGAATACTAATACTGGTACTATGACATATAATAACAATAACGTTAATACTGGTACTATCACCAACAATAACAACAATGTTAATACCGGAACTATGACATATAATAATAACAATGTCAACACCGGTGACATGACTAATCGCAACATTAATACTAGTACTTCAACTAACGTAAACACTAATAACAACATTAATAGTGGTACGATGACTTACAACAATAACAATGTAAGTACCAGCGTTAACACAAATAACAATATTAATACCGGAACAATGACTTACAACAATAACAATGTAAGCACATCAAACAATGTTAATACAAATAATAACGTTAATACTGGCGATATGACTAACCGTAATATCAATACCAGCACATCAACTTCAAACAACGTAAACACTAACAACAATATCAATACTGGCGATATGACTAACCGTAATATCAATACCAGCACATCAACTTCAAACAACGTAAACACTAATAATAATACTAGCACTAGTAGCAATACTAACGTGAATATTCAGCAGGGTGAAATGACCAATCGTAACATTAACGAAACAGTCATCAGACAAAAAGTTGAGCAACCACCCCCAACTGCTATTGCACCTGCAATGATGAGTGGTGGTAACAGTGATCTATGTACTACTGGTGTTAGCGGTGCTGCACAGACACAAATTTTAGGTATTAGTTTTGGCTCTACACAACGTGACGAGAATTGCGAAAGATTGAAACTTAGTAAAACTCTTTTTGACATGGGTATGAAGGTTGCTGCCGTAGCAACTATGTGTCAAGACCGTCGTGTATTTGATGCTATGTTGGCAGCAGGTACACCTTGCCCATACGAAGGTTTGATTGGTGAGCAAGCCAAAGCAGCCTGGGAAGCAAATCCAAATAAAGTACCTAAGCGCAAATGATTAAAAAACTAGCATTAGCAATTTTACTAGCCTATAGTACTGCTGTATCTGCACAGACAGTAAACCCTACTACGGGTACAGTGAGTACTACTGGTAATCTGATAGATCCTACTGCTTGGACGGGTGTTATCTATATGACACCCGGGCAGTTGTCGCAAGTAGAGGGTACAGGAGGTGGACCAGTGCCAGCATATAATACTGGCACAAATACTATTCGTTTCTCTTTTTTCCCGTATACTGTAAGTCAGATTCAGGCTATTAATGCGGCAATGTTCAATAACAACACTAACATTCAAGTAAGTGGATATAATTATAGTTGGAGATTATACGGAGATAATGGTTTTTTAAATGTGGCAGGTAAGTTGTATGATACTAAAGGTGCTGTCTTAGAACAAGCAAGTTATAACTATATGTTCTCTCCGGCAATGCCAAAAAACTGGGACTTGATTTCAGGTACAAATAATTTTTCCACTGCATATGATTTTAAAAATTTAGGATCATTCGAAGTAACTGCAACCGGTTCTGATAGTTTATTTTGGAGTGGTTATTATGGTCCTAGACTTAGAGATGTTAATGTCAGTTTTAACTATAGTTTAGCACCTACCAATAATACAACTACCCCAACAGCGCCTACTAATAATACAACTACTAACACTGTTAATGAAATCATAACTGCGGCAAGCCAACCAGTTACACAAGAATCAACAGTTACACAACCAACCACAGTAGCGGCAACCACTGAAGTTGTTTCTGCCCCTGTTTCTACCTCAACTACATCAACAACCTCAACAACTACTAGCAGTGCTAGTGCGACACCCGTAGCAACTGTAGCAACTGTCACCCCTTCAATACAAACGCAAACAACACAGCAAACTAGTAGTTCATCGAATTCATCAAGTTCAACTAGTTCATCACCTTCAGTTTCTTTAGCACTATCAACCATTAGAAACAATGAAAAGAGAGAGCAGGCGATTGTTGCAACCGCAGTCGCAAGTGCGAATGAAACTGCACAAGCCGCAGTTCAGGCAGCAGAACAAACAGCAATGTCTGTTGCTACTACTTCAAGTGCATCAAGCATGGCATCTGCTACCACAACACAGACTGCAAGTACATCAACACAAACTGCAAGTACATCAACACAATCAATGGTCGTTGCGACTAGTAATCCTGCTGTAACAGTATCAACCGCTAGCAGTCAATCAATTCAAGGAATGCTAGCACCACAATTGGCACCACGTGTTGCTACTACAGTTCAAGCAACTACTAACAATGACTCTATTACCGTAAGTTCAGCAAGTCGTACTCAATCTACTAATGTTCAGCAAGCAAGTATTCAACCAGTAGTTGCTGAATCTTCTATTAGTGTATTGCAAGGACCAACTGTAACAGAAGCACCTAGACCAACAATGCAGTCTGCAATTGCAGAGATAAGATTAGTTCAAGACAATGATTTAGTAGTTTTCACAAACAACTTCCTAACTAATCGTACTAATCCTTTAACTGAAATTGTAGAAAACAATACAAGACCAACTAGTAATAACGTAGAGCAAAAAGAAAACACAATAAACAGAAATGCTCAAACCAACGAACTCGCCGGAGGTGTTGACTTAGAAAGAATGGCAACACAACCTGCAGGATATAATTCGTATTTGCAAATGACACTGCGTGATGTTGCATTCTATGCACCAAAAGAAATCTATAGAAATCAAAGAGTTATCGATAACCAACGTGCAGTACGTCTATTAAATTTTGCTAGCGAATTAAAGCACCAAGAAATGGTGAACCAACAGTATGGAGAAAGAAAATAAAATGAGTATCATTGACGAAAAATCTATTCAAGAAGCAAAGCCATATGAATTAAGTATTGCTGGCTTTAAATTAAAAATTAACAGCACCTTTTTTGCTGTAGCAATTCCAGTATTGACCACCTTAGGTGGTGCAAGTTGGGGTGCATTTGAATTTTATAATGACTATCGCAACATGAAAACTAAGATTGAAAAGTATGTTGCACCCGACCTAACTGAATTTGATAAGCGTTTAGCAGTTATTGAACAGAACAGCCAAAAGCAACTAGACTATACCCGTGATATCAAGATTGACTTAAAGAATGATATTCGTCGTTTGGATGATGTAGTTGCTGATGTAGAACGCAATAGCAAGCAATCTGCTAGAGAAACAGATAGTAGTGTCAGAGACTTCCGTTCCGAGGTTCGTTCAATTAGGCTTTAGAACGTAGACTAGAAGGTAAGATCAAGCAAGCATTGGACAACCCATTAGCAAATAAATAAAAAAATTTACACACAGAGACATGACTTAAATATTAATATCGTAGACAATACGATTCTTTAAAAAGAGGAAAAACTATATGAAGAAACTTTTAACAGTAGCACTATTGGCAGCAACAGCCGCATTACCCGTAACAGCATTTGCATCTTCACTAACCGCTGAAGTTCGCATTGCTGACCCACGTGCAAATAAGGCTGACTCTACAGAGTATCGTGTCGAAGCATGGAAGAAGGCTTTTGGCTCAGTACTATTAGGTGCAGAACTTCAGGCTCGCCAGCCTGAAAATGAAGGCAAATTAACTTCTAATGTTTCAGTTAAGACTGGAACTGAATTAAGTGAATTTGCTGGATTTAAGCCAGTAGCCTACGCTGAAGTTGGTCAGCGCCTTGCTGATCATGCTTCAGGTGGAAACTTTAAATTTTGGGGCGCAGGCCTTGAAGTTTGGCGTCCACTAGCAGCCGGATTTACTCTAAACACTGGCTATCGCCATCGTGAAGGTTTCAGCGAAGGCAACCTTAAGGAAGATCGTCTACACGGCGGCGTTTCTTACGCACTAACTAAGAAGACCAATGCAGGTGTCACTTATTATCGCACACGTAGTGGCGGTAATGACATTGACGCAGTTGGTGTAGGACTTACCACAAAGTTCTAATAATATCATCTTAGTTGTTTGAGAGTAGGCCCGAGTTTTCTCGGGCTTACTTTTGGGATAAATACTAGACTATGAGAGCCACTGAATTCATCACAGAACGTAAGAAAAAGCGCAAGAAAAGTGCATTAAGAAAGTACTTTTTTCCGGGCTTTGCTTACTATGGTTTTGGTGGTTCAGAAAATGACAGTGGTGGCGGGGATGCAGGTGGTGAGAGCATCTATGAAACAGCAGTATCAGAATTAGTCAAAGAATTGCCTTCATTAAAGAAGCATGACTATAGCACTATTGATTTATTGATGAGAAAGATTTCTAAGAAACACCATATAACCGGCAAAGCACTTCATGACCTATTTGTTCGCAAATACCATAAAACACCTGATGCCTGGATCAAAGGTAAGTTAGATGAAACCGATAATGTAGATTGTGACTTAGAAAAAGAAGTCAATGACTTTGCATTATGGGCCAAAGACAAACTACATATCAAAAAACTACCAAAGATTCAATTGAGTATGGATACCGAAGAGGCGCAAGAAAATCATCACACAGGTGCCCACGTAGAAGGTTCGGGTCACATTTGGGTATATACAGCCAATAGAAACCTTGTAGACATATTACGTACTGTATTCCATGAATTGGTACATGTTCGTCAGGGAGAATTGGGTATGATTAAACCGGGCGACAGTTACCCAGGTAGTCCCATCGAAGCCATGGCAGATATGCTTGCTGGCAAATATATGAAGATTTATGGTAAGGGCAACAAACACATTTTCCAATAATGTGATTACCGTTTTTCTTTACTTTTCCCAACTCATTCACTATAATCAACTTTAATGTACATGTTAGAAAAGGTCATTCGTGCTATTGACCTCATTCATCATTTCATGTATTATCTAACTTATAACACAGGAGTAGATTATGTCCACACGCACATTTAATAACGAAGCAAAGATTAAGTTAACTCAGTTAGTCAACGAAGGCATGGCTGTCATGCAAGAAGTTGAAACACTAAACGAGGGCCTTAACGATACTATTAAGGCAATCGCAGAAGAACTAGAGGTTAAGCCTAGCGTACTAAAGAAGGCAATTCGTATTGCACACAAGTCACGCCTCGGTGAAACAAACAAAGAAAACGAAGAACTCAATACAATTTTGGAGACTGTTGGTAAGACTCTATAATGAGTTACGTTGACGCTATCCACGATAACAACAGCGACCGCATCTATGTGGTCGAACGCACACCTGAGGGTAAGCGTACATATAAAGAGTATCCTACAAACTATACTTTTTATTACAGCGATCCTAAAGGCAAATATCGCAGTATTTTTGGTGATCCTGTTTCAAGATTCAGTACACGCAAGCGTAGTGAATTTGAGAAGGAGCGTAGGATACATAGCGGTAAAAAACTATTCGAAAGTGACATTAACGTAGTATTTCGCTGCCTCAGCGAAAACTATTTGGGTGTGGAGCCTCCAAAACTTCACACTTGTTTCTTTGACATTGAAGTAGACTTTGATCCAGACAAGGGTTTCAGTCCTACCAGTGATCCTTTTAATCCTGTCACTGCAATCAGTCTATACCTAGATTGGCTAGATCAATTAGTCACACTTGTCATTCCTCCTCGCGGCATGACAGATGAGACTGCATGGGATTTAGTTAGAGAAATGCCCAACACACTTCTGTTTCGTAGCGAAATAGAAATGTTTGAAACATTCTTCCAACTTATTGAAGATGCAGATGTATTGACTGGTTGGAACTCAGAAGGATACGACATTCCATATATGGTTAATCGTGTCACACGTGTAATGAGTAAGGATGATACTCGCAAGTTTTGCTTGATGGGTCAACTTCCTAAGCCAAGAACATATGAACGATTTGGTAAAGAAGAAACGACATTTGATTTAGTTGGTCGTATTCACATGGACTATCTACAGTTGTATAAGAAGTACAACTATGAGAGTCGCCACAGTTATAAACTAGACTTCATTGGTGAAATGGAAGTCGGTGAAAACAAGACGCAATATGAAGGTACTCTTGACCAGTTATATAACAAGGACTTTAAAAAGTTCGTAGAGTATAACAGGCAGGATACAATGTTGTTGGTCAAAATCCACAACAAACTGAAATTCTTAGACCTAGCAAATGCACTAGCACATGAGAATACAGTATTGTTGCCAACAGTCATGGGTTCTGTTGCAATGATTGAAATGGCAATCATGAACGAAGCACATGAACGTGGTATGGTAGTTCCCGATAAAAAACGAAAGGAATCACGTGATCAAAACGAACAACAAGCGGCAGGTGCCTATGTTGCTACGCCCAAAAGGGGCATCCACGAATGGGTCGGAGCAGTTGACATTAACTCACTTTACCCGTCAGCAATCCGCGCTCTTAACATGGCACCGGAAACCATCGTTGCTCAGGTCAGGCAAACCCTCACTGACAAGTACATGAGTGATAAGGGTCTAGAACTTGCCCGTGAAAAGAAGTTCTACAAAGAAGGTGATGACAGTGTTACTGGCTCAGTTCTATGGGAAAATCTGTTTGGTTCATTAGAGTATACAGCAATCATGAACCAAGAACGTGGTACTATACTTACACTTGACTATGAAGATGGTCGCAGTGTTGAAATGAGTGCCGCAGAGATTTGGAAACTAGTCTTTGACAGTCACAAGCCATACATCTTATCAGCGAACGGTACAATCTTTACTTACGAGAAAGAAGGTGTCATTCCAGGTCTATTGACTCGCTGGTATAGTGATCGTAAGAGCATGCAAAAGAAACTCAAAGAGTCTACTACTAGGGAAGACATTGAGTATTGGGATAAGCGACAGTTGGTTCGCAAGATTTTGCTTAACTCAGCATATGGCGCACTATTAAATGAGCATTGTCGTTTCTATGACAAGCGTATTGGTCAAAGTGTTACATTGTCGGGCCGACAAATCGTGCGACACATGATGAGCCAAATCAATGAGATTGTTGCAGGTGAGTACACTCACACTGGCGATGCAATTGTATATGGCGATACTGACTCATGTTACTTTTCAGCGTATCCTATCTTTAAGGAGCAAATTCTTAAGGGTGAGTTAGAATGGAACAAAGAAGCATGCATCAGTGTTTACGATACTATTGCAGAAGAAGCCAATGCTAGTTTCCCATCATTCATGGAACGAGCATTTCATGCTCCACGTAAGAACGGCGAAATTATTAAGGCTGGTCGAGAACTGATCGGTGATCGTAGTATCTTTATCACTAAGAAACGTTATGCAATCAATATTTTTGATAAGGAAGGCAAGCGTAAGGATAAGGATGGTAAACTAGGTGATATCAAGGCTATGGGTCTTGACTTGAAACGTGCAGATACTCCTAAGTATGTTCAAGACTTTTTGATGAAGGTCTTGAGTATGGTCATTCAAGAAGGTAAGAGCAGAGAAGATGTTATTGAAGCCATTAAACAATTCAAGGTTGAATTAAGTAAGCAAGATAGTTGGACTAAAGGTTCGCCTAAGAGTGCCAACAAGATGACTTACTACGAAGAACTTGAAAAGAAGAGTAGTACTGGCAAGGCGAACATGCCGGGGCATGTTCGTGCGGCATTGAATTGGAACTATTTGCGCAGAGTCAATGGTGACAATTATTCAATGAAGATGGTTGATGGCATGAAGGTTATTGTATGTAAACTCAAGCCTAATCCACTTGGCTTCACAAGTATTGCTTATCCAACTGATGAACTAAGACTACCCGATTGGTTCAAAGAACTTCCATTTGATGACAGTGCTATGGAATCAACATTGGTTGACGAAAAGATTGAAAACTTGTTGGGTGTACTAGATTGGGACTTACGTTCTAACACTGATACTAACTCAACATTTGATGAGTTATTCAGTTTCGGTTAAACTCATTATTGACATGTGTAATAAAATCCACTATTATACATACTGTTACTGCCTAAATATTTAAAAGGAACACACATGAAAGACAATTTACAAGACTTAATTCAGCACACACATGGTCTAGGCGTCATTGACCTTATTAAGGTTGTTGGTACAGACCAAGAAACACAAGTTGCGGCAATCGCAGAAGATAAGAGTGTTATCGTAACTGGTACATTCAAGACTCCACTTGCAGATTTCATTGGCACATTCGGTATGCCTAATCTATCAAAGTTAAAGACTATTCTAGGCTTTGATGATTATGATGAAAACGCAACTATCAATGTAACACGTGTCAACAAGGATGGCGTTGATACTCCTAGCGCAATTCACTTTGAAACTAAGACCGGTGATTTCGTCAATGATTATCGCCTAATGAGTAAGACAATCATTGAAGAGAAGGTACGCAATGTAACATTCAAGGGTGCCGCATGGAACGTTGAGTTCGAACCCAGCGTAGCAGGTATCATGCGTCTTAAGAAGCAGGCTAGTGCTAATAGTGAAGAAAACAACTTTACAACTCGCACTGACAATGGCGATCTAAAGATTTATTTCGGTGACCCATCAACACACAGTGGTAACTTTGTGTTTCACTCAGGAGCCACTGGTACACTATCACGCAACTGGATGTGGCCCGTAAAGGTATTCATTTCAATCATGGATCTACCCGGTGACAAGACGGTTCGTATCAGTGATCAGGGTGCCGCAGAAATCACAGTTGACAGTGGCCTAGCAACTTATCGTTATCTACTTCCTGCGCAGGCAAAATGATTAAGAGTGTAATGGGTGGAGGTAGATACCTCACTGTTAGTACAAGTGGTGGTTCTACCTACGTTAATAACTATAGTGGGGCGCAAGGTGTGGGTAACGTCAGATACAATACTTCCAATCAAAACATGGAAGTTTATGACGGAAGCACCTGGGTTGCACTGCAATCAGGATTTAGTACTGTTAGTATGACACCTGAGGCTGAATCACTACTTGACTGGGCTAGAGAAGAACGCAATAAGCAAATGTCACTAGAAAGTTTAGCAAAAACTAATCCTGCGATTAAGGATTTGCTTGACCAGCGTAGCGACATTGAAGAAAAAATTAAAATGGTACAGACACTAGTAAGTGAGCGTAACTCATTCGGTGAAGTACAAGCAAGTTCATAATGGAACAAGTTAACTTATCTAATTCACACAATAACGATTGGGCGTTGTTTCTGCCTGCAATCTCTTCATTCTTCATTAGTGGCTTAGGCAAGCAACGTGAAGGTGAACAATATTTTGACAAGGCTAGAATCCCTCAGGCATTCAACGGTGATGTTGAATGTTTGAACTTCCTTAACAGCAAGCAAGGCTTATACACATATAAGTGGGGCTTGTATTCTGCTGGTCACGCAAATCTTGATATTACTAAAGATGACAATAATGAATCTATCATCCGCAAGAGAGAAGAAGGTACGTTTCTTCTAGGAGACTCAGGTGGATTTCAGATTCTTAAGTGTCAATGGCCAGCAGACTGGAAGGATCCTAACTGCCCACGTGCAATGAAGAAGAGAACAGAAGTTCTTAAGTGGATGGATGAGTACATGGATTATGGTATGTGCCTTGATATCCCATCACAGTCATTGACAACTTATCACATCAAAGATAAGAAGACCGGCAAATCTGCACATGGTATTAGCACAATTGAAGAGGCAATCACTGCCACACATATCAATAACGAATACTTCATCAACAATCGTGATGGTCGTTGCAAGTTTTTGAATGTCTTGCAGGGCCGTAATCATAAGCAGTCGGATGACTGGTATGAAGAAATGAAGAAGTATTGCGACACTAGTATCTATGGTGATCGTGCATTCAATGGCTGGGCATTTGGTGGTCAAAACAAGATTGACATTCACTTGATGTTGAAGCGACTTGTAGGCATCATTCACGATGGCTTCCTTGAAGAAGGTAAGCAAGATTTGATTCACTGTCTCGGTACTAGCATCATGGAGTATGCTGTATTGTTCAGCGATATTCAACGAGCAATTCGCAAGTATCATAATCCAAAACTACAAATTACATTTGACTGTGCAAGCCCATTCTTTGCGGCTGCTAAGGGTCTTGCTTATAATAACAACACGTTTGAGCATGACACTAAGTGGACTTATGCAATGGAAAAGACTGCTGAAAATAAGAACTATGCGACAGACAATCGCAAGTATAGCGATGGTGTATTGCAAGATGGCATTCACAAAGTCTTTACAGATAGTCCTGTAACTGATAAACTATTGATGAAAGATATTTGCTATCGTGGTCAGGGCTTTATCGGTCAGCATGGCAAAGAAACAAAGACAAGTTGGGATACATTAAGTTATACATTAATTCAAGCACATAATGTATATCAGCATATGATTGCAGTGCAGGAAGCAAATCGTCGTTATGACCAGGGCATCAAGCCTAAAATGGTAATGGATCCACTAGGTCATCTTAACTTTAGTGATATTGTTGATGAGATTTTCTCACTCAAGGATCGGGAAAAGAGTTTGGCTTTGATTGACCAATATAGTAATTTTTGGATGCAATTAAAGGCTGGTCAGGGCTTTAGTGGTAAGAAAACTGTCAATGCACATACTATGTTTGATCAACTATTCAACGTTGAGGGCACCATTAATGATGACCCTGAAATTGATGAAGTGATTGAAGATAGCGATGATGCTATGTCAGAAATTATTGAGTAATTTAACCATATCAGTTGTATTGATAGTAATTTTTTACTATACTACATTCATGTTCACTTGCTTAAGGACATTACATGTACGCTAATCAGATTAAAACTTTAGAAAATAAGTTTAATGAAATTTCAAAGATGCTAGATGAAATGCGCAAAGAAGGCGATGAAACTAGCGATAAGGTTAAGAGCCTTAACGACCAACGTATGAAAGTTTTTGACGAACTTCGCCGCTTACGTAGACTAGAGTGGGAAGAAAAGCATGACCGTGTTGAATGGGACGATGAACGTTAATGGACGGCGATCTTTATACTATTGACACAAATTCATTAGGTCTAGGAGCCACTGAGTTTAATACGAATCCTAATGTTACTTTCAATACAGGTAGTGATGAACTACTACGTATTGCAAAAGATGGCTTTTATGTTCGTGGCGTAAAAATTGAGCAGGACGAAAAAGAAGCAGAAAAGGTATACAATGCCTTTCATCAATGGTTAACTTGGTCAACACTTAACAGGAATTTTTAATATGATTCAGAATGAATTAGCACAAGCCGAAAAGCGTCAACGAATTAAAGATAGAGCAAAGCGCATGATTTGGGTAACCTTTCAGAAGGAAGGTATTCACAAGTACCCGGCGGCTGCGACTGATCCAAATCTAGCAACTAATGACGAATACGATGTTAGTTTTCTAGGATATCCTCACAGGCATATTTTTCACTTCAATGTGGGGATTCAAGTATTTCACAACGATAGGGATATTGAGTTCATTCAATTCAAGCGTTGGCTTGAAAATCTATACCATAATGGTATGGAATTGAACTACAAGAGTTGTGAAATGATTAGTGATGACCTTTATGAAGTCATTGCTAATCGTTACCCTGGGCGCGACATTACGATCACCGT